TTATGGAGATCAATTACAACTTAATAAAAAATTTAATAAGTTTTTTAATTCTTTACAAATTAATTTAAATCTATTTTTAAATAATTTAAAATATAAAAATGTTAATTATTATATAACAAAATCGTGGGTAGCTTACACTGAAAAAGGAGAACATATATCAGCACATGATCATGGAGCTAGTCATTTTAGTTTTGTTTATTACATTTTAAAAAATAAAAATCATTCATCAATAACATTTTATGAACCTAATCAAAGATTTTACATGCCGGAAGCAATTGAATGGAATGATCAAAATCATCAAAATATATTAATTAACAATGAACCAGGTCAATTAATTATATTTCCTAGTTCTTTAAAACACGGTACTCAAAAAACAGAAGAAAAATCGCCTCGTATATCAATAAGTGGCGATATAATAATGACTTCAAAAGTAAATAGTATAAGTGAAATTTTAATACCTAGTCCAGACACTTGGAAAAAGCTATAAAATAGGCTTACTTCTTTCTTTTATTTAATATATAATAACAAAAAAATAGTATAAATTTATGCCATTAACTCAATTAAATTTTCAACCTGGAATAGACACTGAAAACACACCTACTGGTGCTGAAAGTAAATGGATTAATTGCGATAAAGTAAGATTTAGAAAAGGTCTACCACAAAAAATAGGTGGATGGAATAAATTTAGTACTGGTTATTATGTTGGTGTAGGACGAGCTTTAGAACAATGGTTTGGTTTAGATGGAGGACGTTACGAAGCTCTAGGAACAGATAGAAAAATATATGCTTATGCTTCAGGTGTAAGTCAAGATATTACTCCTATAAGATCAACTGATTCATTAACTAATGCAATTAAAACGACTAGCGGTAGTAATATCATAACTATAACAGATACAGGTCATGGAGCTTCTCCAGGAGATTTTGTAACTTTAAGTAATGTTAGTGCAACAGTAGGTGGAATTTCTGCTGCAACTCTTGATGCTGAATATCAAATTTTAACTATATCAAATACAAATGCTTATACAGTTCAAAGTAGTGCAACTGCTGGTACTACAGCAGGTCCTGTTGCTAACTGTACTGCTACTTATCAAATAGGTATAGGTCCACCTATTCAAACTTTTGGTTTTGGTTGGGGATCAGGAACTTGGAATAGTGGAACATGGGGAACCGCTAGATCATCATCTAATGTAGTTCTTGATGCAAGGTTATGGTCTATAAATAATTGGGGAGAAGATTTAATTATAACACAAAAAGATGGAGCAACTTTTGAATGGAATCTATCTGGAGGAATGACTAATAATAGATGTACAGCTGTTGCTAATGCTCCTTCTAATTCTACTCTTTCAATGATATCTACAGAAACTAGACACGTGGTATGTCTAGGTACAGAAACTGAAATTGGAAATACTGCAAGTCAAGATAAAATGTTTATACGTTGGTCTGATCAAGAAAACTATAATCAATGGTCACCTAACGTAGTTAACTCTGCTGGATCACAAAGAATTGCTGGAGGAAGTGAAATACGTTGTGCAAAACCAGCTAAAGGAACTATGCTAGTATGGACAGATACAACAATGAATTCAATGTCTTTTATTGGTCCACCTTTTATATTTGGCTTTAGACAATTAGGTAATGACTGTGGAGCTGTTGGTCTTAACTCTGCGATAGTAATTGATGATGTAGCTTATTGGATGTCTGATGGGCAATTTTTTAGATATGCAGGATCAGTTCAAGAAATACCTTGTCCTATACTTAATCATGTATTTGATGATATTAATAAAGCTCAATACTCACAAGTTTATGCTGGTCAAAACTCTAACTTTTCTGAAGTGATATGGTATTATTGTTCTAGTACCGCTGATCAATGTGATCGTTATGCTATTTATAATTATTTAGAAAACTCATGGTATTTTGGAACTATGAATAGAAGTGCTTACCAAGACAATGGAGTTGAATTAAATCCTTTAGCTTCTGAATATTTTCCTAATTCTAATATAGCTACCATTACTACTATTAATGGTGTAACTCAAGGAAGAAGTATAATCTATGCTCAAGAATCAGGAGTAAATGCTGATGGCGCTGCTTTACCAGCTTTTATACAATCAGGTGATGGTGATATAGCAGATGGTGAAACTTTTAGTTTTATTAATAAAATTATACCAGATTTTCAAAATCAAACTGGTAACGCAACTATTACTTTAAGAGTAAAAGACTATCCTAGTGATTCAGCTACAATAGGAGAAACTTTAACTGTAAGTAATACTACAAGTTTTTTAAATACTCGTATTCGAGGAAGACAAACTAATGTAAAAATAGAAAATAGTGCTCTAGATGATAATTGGAGATTTGGAACATTAAGAGTAAACATAAAACAAGATGGAAAAAGATAAATATATAATAAGACCAGCTCGTATATCAGATGCTGTTAGAATAAGAGAATTACTTAAAACGTGGCTTACAGAGGCTCCATTTAACTTTGGAAACACTAATAATACTAAAGCCCTTGAAAATATAGTATTTTACATTAAGAATAGTTTTGTTATAGTAGTAGAACATGAAAATATTATTGTAGGAACATTGGCTGCAACAGTTGATGAAACATGGTATAGTGACAAAAAGTTCATGAGAACTTTATGGTTACATGTTAATCCTAAACATAGAAACTTTAGGATCTTTCGTTCTATAATGGTAGTTTTTAAAGAATACGCACTAGCAAATAAAGTAACTGCGATATGCGAAATCTTTCAAGGTAAAGACGTTGAAAGAAAAGATAAAGCTTTTAATAAATTAGGATTTAAAGTTATCGGAGGAACTTATATAGTCAATGGGTAGTATTTTCAAACCAAGTGTTACAACAGTTCAGGCACCATCGCAGTCTCAGACTAGCTATGATATTCCTGAATATTTTAAAGAAATTCAAGAAAGAACTTTAAGACGAGGTGAACAAGAATTTAGTAAACCTTATCAAGCTTATCAAGGTCAACGTATAGCACAGCTTGATCCTTACGAAATACAAGCAGGAAATATTTATCAAAATCAAATAGTACCTCAATCAGGACAGTTAGCAGCAATAGGTCAAGACATTGCTACAGCAGGAGCTCAAACTTATGACACCGCAACAGCTCAAGCTTATGCTAATCCATATGAAGATAGAGTTGTTTCGGGAGCTTTAACAGATTTAAGAGAAGCTTATGGACAAACTCAAAAATCAATGGATGCTTCAGCAGTTGGTGCAGGAGCTTTTGGTGGATCAAGGCAAGGTATTCAAAATGTTTTAGGAGCTGAAAGATTTATAGAAAGTGCTGGAGATACATCAGCTAGATTAAGACAGGCTGGTTTTGAATCAGGAGCTAATAGATTTGCACAAGATAGAGCTACACAAATGTCAGGACTTGGTGCTAAATTAGGTGCAGCACAAAATCAAATAGGTGCATTACAACAAGCATCAGCAGGCCTTGCTGGTTTTGGAACTCAAGCTCGTGGTATTGCTCAAGCAGGACTTGCAGAAGGATATCGTGACTTTATAGAAGAAAGAGAATTTGGTGGTAATCAAGTTAAACAAATGATCGGTGCATTATCAGGTGCTCCTATAAGAAGTTATGGAGAAGAAAGAACTGGTTATACTACAACACCAGTTGCTGGCGCAAGTCCTTTTGGTCAAGTAGCAGGTGCTGCAATGTCAGCATATGCAATGTCAGATATTAGATTAAAAGAAAAAATTAAATTAGTTGGCAAATCTCCTAAAGGAATTAAAATTTATAACTTTAGATATAAAGGCGATGATAAAACATATCAAGGCGTTATGGCTCATCAAGTACCACAAGCTTCAACTCCTAATCAATTTGGTTACTTAATGGTAGATTACAATAAACTCGATGTAGAGTTTAAGGAGGTTTAATGGCGTTATTTTTTGCTGAAAATTTAGACAATAAAGGTGGACTACAAAAAATTAGATTAGACGAAGAAACTTTAAAGGACGAAGAAGTTCAAGAAGCGATAGATGAAAAAGTATTAATGTCTTCATCTGACATGTTAGCAGGTTCAAAAGGAACTATTCCTAAAGAAACAGAAACTGTTGATGAAAAAGAAGTAATTAAAACAGATGATGGTAAATTTTCTATTGATATAAAAGGTGCTTTATCTAATGTAGGAAGTTCTGTCAGTGCTTTTGCAAGTGAAGTTGGTTCTAATTTTGCTGCAATAGCTAAAGAAGTTCCTAAAAGAATAGATGAGGTTGCCGCTGATCCTAAAAGAAGAAAAAATTTTATAAGAGGATTACAAATCATTAATGAATCATCTGGTATTAAACCTATTAGTCAAGCTAAATCTCCATTAGGATCTATTGCAAGTGGATTACTTAAAGCTGAAGCTTCATTTACAGCAGAAGATATCGCTAGATTAAAAGCTCAGAAAAAAGAACCTAGAAGATATCCAAGTCCTGGTGAAACATTACTTACAGATACTTTTAAAGAATATCAAAAAGAAATGAAAATTAAAAAAGATGGATTTAAATCTGTTTTTGATAGATATAACTTAGGTAAAACGGCTGCTTTAAAAAAGAATGAACTTCCTACAGGAGTTCTTAATGCAACATTTAGAGATTTAAAAGGAATATTACTTGAATTAGGTTTAGGAGATAGATATGATGCTTTATCTAAAAAGTTTGAAGGTGATGATTATACGACAATGACTTTACAAGATCAAACTGAATTTAATGATTTATTTCAAGCCGCAACTTTTGAAGGTGTAGTTCAAGACGTTAAAAAATTATATCCTGTATCTAATAAAGATATTGATACTTTATTAAAAACTAAAGGAGATATCAGTACAAGACCTGAAGCTTTAAGAAAACTTATGGCGGCACAAATGGCGGCAAGAGATATAGCATTAGGTAGTGAAGATTTTGCTTATAAATATTTTGATTTAGGAGATAAACAATTTGAGAAAAAATCTATTCGAATGTCTGAACAAATGATTGGTGAAAGATTAAGAAAAGAAGGTAAGGTAACAGATACTACTTTAGAAACTTTATTTGGAACTACAAAAGATATAACTGATGCTGGTTACATTACAGCCCATTACTATCAACAACTACTAGCTCAAAAAAATGATGGAGACGGTGATCCATTTAAAATTTTTATTACAGCTAAAAAAGAAGAAGAAAAAGAAATAGACGATATAATTAAAAAAAATCAAAAGTAAAATGTTATGGTTGAAAACGAAAAACTTATTAATGAAGAAAACAAACTTCCTGAAAACATTTTACCTGAATCAGATACTGTAGAAATAGAAGAAAATAATCAAGACACTGCTAAAGTTGATGAGATTAAAGATGTTTCAATTTTTGGAACTAATTTTGACGTTAATACAGCAAAGCCAATAGAAGAAAAATCAAAAATAGAAATAGAAGAAGCTGAGCCTATAAAAGTGGAAAATGTAACATCTTCATATAGTGAAGAACAAAAAAAAGATTTTAAAAGATTACTAGAATTAAAAGTAGATGTTGAAGATGCTAAAAAAATAATTGCCGGTGAATCAGTAGAAATTAAAAAATTAGATACAGATGGTAAGTCTGAATATGAAGTTGAAAAAGAAATTTTATCTAATAAAGGAATAGATTTAGATTTAATTAAAAAAGCTAAACCTGAAGCTATAAAAATATCAGAAGAAATATTTGTTGATAGTGCGGGAATAGAAACTCAAGGTGGTTACATACCAGCTAAAACATTATACGAATTGAATGGATATAATGCTGATAAAGAAAATGAAATAACAGGCGATATAAGATTTAATTTAGGTT